AATCTACTTCTGGTAATAATATCGCATTGTTTTCTCCGTTTGTTTCTCACTATAAACCAAAATTAGAAATTGATATTCACACAAATTCTAACGGAGAAAATCCATGGCACTGTTGGATATCTGATAAAAAAGGACGCAGCATTGCGTCGTTATTCAAACAATTAAATCTTCCCAAAGAACGTTTCGAACAATTGGAACGGATAATTGAATCTACAAAATACCGACAAACTACAGTTACCGTATCTAAGCCAGATGTTGTACAATTACCGGTAGATTACAAACCATTATGGATTAAAAAAAATACTCCGGATTATAAAAACGCAATACATTATTTAAATAATCGCAACGTTACTGTTTTTGATATAGTTAAATATCGAATTGGATATTGCGAAGCTGGAGAATATGCTGGTAAGATAATCATACCTAGTTATGACGCGGCCGGACAATTGAATTATTTTGTAAGCCGTGCTTTTTATAAGGCAGATACACAAAAACATAAAAATCCTAAAGTATCTAAAGACATTATTGGTTTTGATTTAACAATTAATTGGTCACAGCCGATAGTGTTATGCGAAGGTTCATTTGATGCAATTGCGGTAAAACGAAATGCAATTCCATTATTTGGAAAAATAATACAACCTGCACTACAAAAGAAAATCATACAAGAACGAGTACGAGACATTTATATTTGTTTGGATGCCGATGCATTGAAGAATGCAATTAGTATTGCAGAACGTTTCATGGCAGAAGGATTAAATGTTTATTTCGTAGAATTGCAAAATCAAGATGCAGCTGAATTAGGATTCGAACGCATTACGGAAATTATTGAAAATACCGATGTATTAACATTTGAACGTTTAATGCAATTAAAAATGGGACTCATATGGACATAAAACATTATGATATTGGATTAAAGTGGATTGATAAAATTTATCACATTTCCGACGTACATATACGAACATTGAAACGACATCGAGAATATCGAGAAGTGTTTCAAAACATGTTTAACTACATAGCACAACACGCTACTGATAATAGTATTGCTGTAGTTACTGGAGATATCGTTCATAGCAAATTGGATATGTCTCCGGAACTTATCGATATGTTAGTTGAATTTTTCGATGGGTTTACGATTCCAACCGTAGTGATACTAGGCAATCATGATATGAATTTGAACAATATGCATCGCGTTGATGCTATAAGTCCAATTCTCAATGTTATAAAAAATCCTAACATTATTTTTGTTAAAGAAAACGGATTGTTTGAAATTGCCAACGTCGTTTTCAATCACATGGCAGTAGATGTTCCACCTAGCGAATACATTAGAGCCAATCAATTCGAAGCTGCGTATAAAATTGCATTGCATCACGGAGCAGTTAATACGGCACGCACTGATATCGGGTATCAAATTTCAAATGAACACGTAGGCGTTGATTTATTCGATGGACATGACATTACGTTGTTAGGCGATATTCATAAACCAGCACAGTTTTTAAATGAAGCCAAAACAATTGCTTATCCTGGTAGTCTCATCCAGCAGAACCACGGAGAAGCATTAGACCATGGCATACTAGTATGGGACTTACCTGATCGCGCTGCTAAATTTGTAGAAATCGAAAATGATTATGGTTATATAACTTTAGAAGTTCGAGGTACTAAAATAATTAATGCACCGCATCGAATGCCAGCTAAACCGAGAATACGTATCAAGTTTCAAGATACGTCAGCAGCTGATATGAAAAAATTAATTGCAACGGTTCGTAAAAAATACGATGTACAAGACATCACAATACAAAGATCAACTGCCATAGTTAATACAGACTCATCGTCATCTTATACTATTGGAAACGTACGAGATGTAGAATATCAAAATACGCTAATTACTGATTACATTTCAGTTAATTTTCCACAAGCAACCGCAGAAGAAACAGATGCAATTCGTCACATCAATCGCACCGTAAATTCAAAATTACCGGCAGTAGAATCTATACGTCACATAACATGGCATCCAGTTTCATTTGAATTCGATAACATGTTTTCATACGGCGAAGGCAATGTTATAAATTTTGAAAATTTGCAAGATGTGTGCGGATTGTTTGCTGCAAATACATCTGGTAAATCTAGTTTGCTTGATGCAATTACATATACTATATTTGATAAATGTAGCAAAACTGGCAAAGCAAATGAAGTTTTAAACAACAAAAAAACATGGTTCCGCGGAACATTTCGTTTTGAAATGAACGGCGTTATGTATACCATAGAACGACGAGGAACAAAAAACAAAAAGAAAGAAACTCACGTAAAAGTAGATGTTGATTTTTATACAGATTCAGAAAATTTAAACGGAGAAGAACGCAGTGAAACAAATAAAAACATACGTAGATATTTAGGTACATATGATGATTTTATTTTAACTGCATTTTCACTTCAAGCTGACAACAACAATTTTATTGAAAAATCGCAAAAAGAACGAAAAGATTTACTTTCTCAATTCCTAGATATCACAGTGTTCGAACAATTGTATCAATTAGGAGCTGACGAAATCAAGGAAACTGCCGGTAAATTAAAAGAATACAAAAAAACAGATTTTGCTAAAATAATTTTAGATGCCGACATCATTATCACAGAAAATCAACAATCAATTGAAGATTTTCAAACGTTAGAAAATGAAGCACAAGAACGAAGAAATGCACATCAAAATGAAATTGTATCATTGATTGAAACTAAATTACCGACAACATATACCGGACCAAATATTAAAATATTAGAACAACAAGAATCGAATTTAACAGATAGCATCGAAACGTTGCAAACTCAAATTGAAACGGCAGAACATGAAATATTCGAATTAAAACAAAACATAACAGAAAATAAAAGCAAAATCAAATCTCAATACAATTTAACAGAGTTGCAACAAGCGGTAGATATGTTACGGTCTTTAGAAATACAAATTGACGAAATGCAACAAAACGTTAAATTGCAAAAAGGAGTAATCAATGCAAAACAAGAAAAAATTAATCACCTTGCCGAACATGAATACGATTCAAATTGTAAATACTGTACATCTAACGTATTCGTTCAAAATGCAATCGAAGCCCAAAATACGATTAATCAAGATAGAACAGTATTAGATGATTTATTCGAACAATATGAAAACATACAAAATTCAATTGAAGATTTACAAATACACGAAATGCAATACAAAGAATATGTTGCATTAAAACAAAAACTTGAAACTGCGTCTAATAGTTTAGATGTTAAAGAACTTCAACTTCAAATTTTAGAAAGTGATTTACAAACAAGAGAATCGGAATTAGAAACTTGTTTAGAACGTCAAGAATCATTTAGAGCCAATGAAACTGCAATTAAACATAATGATGTTGTTGACTCACAAATCATTGCATTAAAATCTAAAATTGAAACGGAAAATGAAAACATAAAAACTATTACGGAATCAATTCGAAGTAAACATGGTAAAATTGAAGTAGCTAAAACTAATAAATCTTTAGCTATGACTCAATTAGATTCATACAAACAACTTGAAACTGAATATAAAGCATTTGAATATTATTTAGAATCGGTTAAAAGAGACGGAGTGCCATATGAATTGATTTCAAAAGCTATGCCAAAAATAGAATCTGAAATCAACAATGTATTGAATCAAGTAGTAGATTTTAATATGGTGCTTCAAAGTGATGGTAAAAACATCAACGGTTATATTATTTATGATGAAGATAATTTTTGGCCATTAGAATTAACAAGTGGAATGGAACGTTTTATTTCATCTTTGGCAATTAGAATAGCACTTATCAATGTTTCAGCATTACCACGTCCTAATTTCATTGCAATCGATGAAGGATGGGGTTCTTTAGATGCGGAACACATTTCTGCAGTAGTTAATTTGTTTGATTACTTTAGAAGTAAATTTGATTTTTCTATTATCATTTCTCACGTTGATACTATGCGAGATATGGTTGATAATTTAATAGAAGTTAATAAAACTGACGGATACAGCCATATTAGTCACAACTGATATTTATATAAAAAGAATATCAGCCAATGAAACGTAAAGAAGCGGTTTATAAAGGTTTACAATTTGTTCCGGTTTGGTTTGAAGATACATCATCGACATCTCCGGATTATTTTCAAATATCCGAATTTCCTACGCGATTAACTTCCGGAAAAAATCTTTTTAAATTACGAGGAAATCCAACTAGTTTACGTCCTGGTAGTTTTTTAAACATAGAAGTTTTAGATTACAACGGCAATCCTATTTATTCTGAAGTTATCAATTACATAGATGACGATAAATCTAGGGTTGTAGCGATTTACGTTTATGATGAAACGTCTCCTGGAAATTGCACTATAACATTGATAGGCGAAGCAGTTAATGCTCCCGCAGAATGGCAAGGTAAACCTAATGTTAAATGGAGCAGAAGTGTACCAGTTAATCCTAACGTATCGAACATATCAGAAATAATTTTTGAAACTACTCCAACTTTAGTTGTACAAGAACAAGTAGGAGTTCAATTAGCTAGAACATATGGAACCGGCGGACAATTTCCTACGTATAACACCGGCACGGTTAAGTATTTTACATATAATGGTCAACCAGCTGTTGAATTAGCGGGAGGATTATTTACTAATGATATGTCTACTGGTACTTTAACTGTTACTGCACCAGTAAATCCTGCTCCTAACCCTGCATACACTCCATCTACAACTACGTACTCGAGTACGATTAAAAAGATATTAAGTTCAACCGTAGCATTGTTAGATACAGAATATACAGTTTATAGCAGCCAAAGCATATCGGGACATACATATTCTAGTTTTGATGCATCTGCATATAGTATTTCATACGAAGCTACTCCTACTTATGTTGCTACGCAAAATTCTGAATCATTTGCTTTGATGCAAATAAAAGGATTAGACCCGGCAACTGGAGATGTTTCTCGAATAAAAGTTTTCATGAACAACAACGGTACTGTTGGTACATGGGAATTGTTAAATGATGTTGAATTAGAAGAAACGGAAATATTTGTTTCTGACACTTCATCTTTATTTCCGGATGTTAGCATTGGATCATTTACAACACAAAGTGTTATTAATACATATTGGGAAGGTGTTTCTTATGTTAATGGTATATCAGCAACAGCACCGACATTAACTTGGTCAACTGCATCATTAAACAATGCAATGCAAATACAAAATAACGTAGATATATCTGCAAAAAATTCTGTAAGCATTGCAAAAATAAAATCTACATACAACGGCATTTTTATTGCAAATTCTGAATACAAAATTACTATCGATGCTATAGGTGCTTTATCAGGCTCTAGCACTGCGAAATTATCTTTATACATGTCCGGTAGTGCATTTGATTATGATGCAACGGACTATTTCAATCAACAGTTTCCCGTACGTTTTGGTAAACGTCTTGGCGAATTAACGATATCTCAAAATTCTCAACGATATGATGATGTTGTTTTTAATTTTGAAACTGACAGAGAAGGCGTTGGGACATTGTTATTAGTAGTAGAATCTGGAACTTGGGAAGTAGCTGATGTTAGAACCACAACGGACAACGATTCTGGTTATTCTCCTAATTATACTAGATTAAGAACCTTAGTACCAACGGCACATAAATCTGATAATCAACTTACATTCAAAGCCGAATATTACAACGTTAACGGAGAAAAAAGTCGACAAATTAGTTATGTTTATAATAAAAATTGGGAAGGCGGTAATCGATATATCGATGGCGATTATTCTATGCTTACCGGTTCTTTGTATGTAGCAGATTCACTGCAATCGGGTGTAGCTATATCCGGATATAAAAATACTGGATTTATTCGTTCATTAGGATATGAAGGATTTGCTGCAGGATTTCCTGGATTTTTATTATGGAGTGGTTCTGCACTAGCTGGATCTACAGGTACTAAAGGAGGCGTACCATATAGTGGCGTTGGATTAGAATTATACGGAGATGCTAATAATTATTTTCGTTATTCAACTATTCCATCTGAATTAGATGTACATACCGAAACATTTTTCTTTGGAGATCCTACATCTCAATATATTTCCGGAAGTAATGGTAATTTAGAAATTTCATCAAGTGGATTTTATTTAACTGCAGATGGCGATGTAACTGCATCATCATTTATTGCAGTGAATAATGGTAATATATTATTTAATTCAAATGCAGAATATGCAGATGGATTAAATATCGGTAGATTACTATATTACGATACCTCTGAATATTCTGCTGCAGGACAAACTATAGATAATGGTGAAATAAATGGTATAACTGGTAGTTTATTTCATACATTTTTATTGCCTGGTGAAACTAGTATACAATGTTCATTTAATATTGAAATTGACAACAGTGCTGGAGGAAGTAGTATTCCTGATTTAACAATTAGACATTATATTGCTACAGGAAGTTTATATCAATCAAGCCAGTTAACAACGAATTATGATGTATTTTCTAATTTTTCTATTTTATCAACAACTAACCTAGGTACTACGACTTCTAATAGAATATCATCCGGAGTACTGAATTTAAATTTTTCAAATACTACTATAAGTGATAGACAAGGTATGTATTGTTTAATTTATTTTGTCGTTTATTATTCATCAACATTAACAGTAAATCCGACGATTAAAATTAAAGATATAGTATATCGATCTAGCAGATCTGTTGGAGCATCAACACAACCCCCAGCTGGAGGTCCAGTATTATAAAATGTAATATTTATATAAAAAGAAACATACATGAATAAAATAACAGTACTTTTTCCTGGAGGATTTAAACCATTAACTGGAGCACATTTAGAATTAGCCAATCGGTATGTGGCAGATCCACAAGTAGATCGAGTAATACTTTTAATCGGTCCTAAAGAACGAGATGGAATTACCAGAGAAAAAACCATAGAATTATTCAATATTTTAAATGATAATCCAAACATAGAAATACAACCTACGGAATTTAATTCTCCTATCATGGCTGCATATGAATATTTGTTTGCATTACCACAAGATGCGACAGGACGTTATGCGATGGCGGCATCTACTAAAGGTGATGATTACGTACGTGCAAAAGATTTTATTCCAAATGTAGATAAATATGCTACTATAGGCGATAAAAAAGGCCGTACTATACCACGTAGCGTTGATGCTGTAGAATTAAATATCAATGTAGATCCATTAACCAATTCTAACGGAGATCCAATATCAGCAACTGCAGTTAGAAATGCGATTGCTAATAATTCATACGAACAATTTAGACAATCATATCCGCAATATGATGATGCTAAAGTAAAAAATGCATGGCAGACTGTATTAGGTTTACAAGAATCTTTATTTACTAAAGAATGGTGGATTAAGACTTTACAAGAAGATGTTGATGATGTTTTGGAATCTATGATGTTTCCTCGCGAAAAAGAACGCCATGCTACTAAAATAAAAAAATTACGTTCGTTTTTAGATAAACATCGCGGACGAGATTTTGTATATGATTTTGATGATTTTCAAAAAACTGTAGTTGGCGCTAAATTAATAGAAAATATTATCAAAGAAAATTATATTACTCGACAAGAATTATCGTCAATCGAAACCGCAGTAGATAATTTTTTCAAACAATACAATATTGATGTAGACTTTCAAGGTAAATTTACACATTTTATTGATAGACTAAATGATCCTAGAAATGAAGCTCCAATATATACGGATGAACTTAAGGACTTTTTTGAAGATTTAGCTAACGAGTATGGAGATAAAATTGCAAGACAATTGGATTTAGAACGACCAACGGCTGTCGGATCTGATTATCAATTTGATATTCCAATTCATATGCCGTTCATGTTGCAATGGAATCCTGGTAAAAAAATGATTGAATTGATTCCTAGAACTATCAAAAAACAAAGAAAACGTTGGCAATCAAACAATCCAGAAGATATTATATATAGAATAGAATCTGCAATGAGTACCGGAAACGTTTTAACCGAAGGCGGTGCGGCAGGACATATGGCACATCCATGGGACGATCATGGATTATCTTTTAATGATGTACGAGAAATTGTATCACGTGCATTAGCAGGACGTTTAGATATTGAACAAGCTGTAACTGAAAAAACTGATGGACAAAATATATTTGTAACTTGGAAAGACGGACAGCCAGGATTTGCACGTAATAAAGGTACTATAATTAATCCAATGACTCCGGAACAATTGGTTGCGGATTTTGAACGTAAGTATCGAGAGTCTATAGAAAAAAATGGCGCTGAAGCATCTGCAGGATATAAATTAGTAGTAGATGCGTATCGTGCATGTGCGGAAGATTTAACTGAATCTTTAAATAAAATTGATACGCAAAAACTAAATCAAATATTTAAAAACGGACGAGTATTTGCAAACATGGAAATTATTTATCCAGCAACTCGTAACGTAATTGCATATGATAAAGCACATTTACAATTTCATAATTTAGTTGAATATGATGAAAAAGGAAATGTTGTAGAAACTGACTTAACTGGAGGAACATTAATGCAATCGGTTATACAAGATGCAAATGCGCACATGCAAAACACATTTTCATTTATTCCTCCACAACGAATTAAATTAGGACGAGTTTACGACTTCGAAGACCAACAAGCTGCATTTTTTAATGAAATAGATCAATTACAAAAACGTTACGGTTTAAAAGAAACGGATTTGTTAAGTGATTATCATAAAGCATGGTGGAGAGATGTAATACAAAGCAAAGCACAACAGTTGGGATATGCAATTCCGAATGACATTTTAGAAAAATTGATGTATCGTTGGGCATTTGATGATAAATCTACTAATATTGCAATGCTTAAGAAACAAATTGATAATCCGGAGTTTCAAAATTGGGTAACTGAATTTGATAAATCTGATTTTAAAAAGTATAAAAAACAAAATTTAGAACCATTTGAATCTATCTTTTTAAGATTAGGAGTATTGGTTTTGCAAAATGCATCTAATTTCTTAGCAGCAAATCCAAATCAAACCGTACAGACAATCAAAGCAGAAATGAATCAATTGATTGGGGAACTACAATCATCTCCAAATCAAGCTACGTTAGATAAACTGAAATTAGAACTTCAAAGAATTCAAAAATTAGGAGGATTTGATGCAATCGTTCCTGCAGAAGGCGTTGTATTTACGTATCAAGGTAATACGTACAAGATGACGGGAGCATTTGCACCGGTAAATCAAATATTAGGAGTATTAAAATACGCACGATGATTTAGTAATGAATTATAAAAAAATATACAATCAGTTAATTGATCGATCTCAATCTGAGAATCGTAAAAAAGGTCGCGGAATATATTTTGAACGCCATCATATTATTCCTAAATGTTTAAGTGGAAGCAATGATAAAACTAATTTAGTATTACTTACAGCTCGAGAACATTATGTTGCACACAAACTTCTTTGTGAAATTTATCCTAACGAAATAAAATTGCATTATGCATTATGGAGAATGATGAATCATCAAAGCTCAAAACATGAACGAAATTATATTGTTAGTTCTAAAGAATATAGTCGTTGTAAACAACTGCAACAATCAATTATACAACAATTAGGTAAACAAAATAAAGGCAACTCCGTTAAACATTCTATAGAAACTAGAGAAAAAATTTCTAAAGCTGGAAAAGGACGAGTTCCATGGAATAAAGGTAAATCTGGTTTAAGTCGAGGTCCAATGAGTGATGAACATAAACTTAATATTAGTAAGTCACTTAAAAATAAAAAAAAACCGCCCCGCACTGAAGAACATTCTAAAAATATTTCAAAAGCGTTATTATTAAAAAACAAAGTTAAATCTGTTTAACTAATATTTATATAAAATAAAAGGAAAATTGTAATGGCGCAAAAACATAAAAGCAAGTATAAAACACCAAAAGATTTTGAAAAATCACAAAAACCAAAACCAAGAAAAGATCTTAAAGATTATACTGAAGACGATAAAAAAGGTGCATTAAATCCACATTCTACTGGAGACAAACAACTTAATGTTTTGCGTAAAACAGATAAACCCGTACAAGATGACGGCAAAATGTTTCCAAAATACAATGACGACGATCGTTTATATAAAGATTTAGAAGATGGCGATTACGATCCTAAAACTGCAGCAAAGCGTTTAAAGAAACGTCAAGATACTGAGGAAAAAGAAACTGCAGATGTTCTTAAAGATAAAATTGAAAATTTAACTAGAGAACAAAAAGAACGTTTGGTTAGAGAATACGTACGAAGAAAAATTGCAAAAGTATTGTTCGAGCAACCAACCCCACCTGCAGAAGAAGAACCGGAAGCACCAGCACCAGAAACACCGCCAACAGATGCACCAGCACTCGATGCGGCACCGACAGATGCTCCAGCGCCCGATGCAGCTGCTGCACCCGAAACTCCACCTATGGACGCCGGAGCTCCGCCTACCGGAGGAGTATCGCCAGCGCCAGCTACACCATCGCCTACACCCGACGCTGGCGCACCAACAACAGATGCAGCACCAGTGCCATCAACTCCACCCGCAGAGGGCGAACCTGCAGCAACGCCAGCTGCAGCACCGGCACTATCTCCAGAAGAAGAAACTGATAAACTCATACAAAAAGCTTCAGAAAGATTATCAAAAGAAGGTGCTATTGGTAAGATTAAACTTATAAATAAAATTTTAAAAAATGCAATGAAAGAAATTGATTCTGAAGATAAAGCTAATTTCTTTAAATTGCTTAGATCGTTTGCTATAAAGAAAATAGCAACAATATCTTCTGAATCAGATTCTGAAGACGCAGAAACTAAATCTAAATAAAGTTATATGTCTAAAAAGTTACAAAACATTAAAGCCGTCAAACAATTAATCGACGGTACACACAAGTTTCAAACCAAAAAAATCGTTGGGTTTTCTGATGCGAATGAAACGGCAAAGAAAAATGAAAAACATCAAATTGGAGAAGTTTGGGAAGAAACTGACACCAACGGAATAACTTATGTTATTGAACAAAAAGATGGATTTCGCATCAAAAAATTAAAAACTTCGGAAGTATTACAAACAGTACGAGATGAAATAAGATCATATCCCAATTGCCGTAAAGAAACGTGTACATGCATAACCAAACATCCACTTAATGAAAAAATGAGAAAAATTCATGGAATGTGTTTTGATTGTGTTATCGAAATGGAGCATGAATTAAAAAAAGACGGTAAATACGACGAATATGAACAAAACAAAATACGAGAAAATGCATTAGCTTGGTTAGCAGCTGCGGAACGAGATGTAGCATTATTGAAACAAGCTTACACTCAAGTACACGAATTCGTAACAAATTCCGAAGGACAAAAAGAAACTTGGTCTGCAAAAATGACTACAGAAGAATTTGAAAATACTATACAAGCAGAATTTAATAAATTTAAAGAAGATTTTTTAAAAAAACTAAATGGAACAGAAAATGAAAACAATTAAAAAATATTGGATGGTAATCGTAGGAGCAATTGCTGCAGCATTTGCATTTTTTCTAGTTACGTCAAAACGACGCAATTCCAATAAATTAGATAAACTACAAGATCAAATTAATAACAACAAACAAGCTGTTGATAAAATTGACGGAAAAGCAGAAGTAATTGCTCAACAAAGAGAAGATTTAAAACAAGAAATCAAACAACAAGAACAAGTTATAGAACAGCTAGAAGAAAAAAAGCAAGAAATTAAACCAGAAACTAGAACGGTTACCGATGCTAAACAAAATATTTTAAATAAAACAAAAAGAGGTCGTAAACCTAAAAACATCAACTCATGAAAAAGTTACTAGTTATATTATTGTTTCCATTAACCGCACATTCTCAAATTGCAGATACATGTTTTACGGAACAACAAATTTTAGATATATCATTTACGTTGGATTCTTTAACTGAATTAAATGATATCAACGATCAAATTATTTCAGAACAAAAATATTTGTTAGAAAAACAAGGCAAATTGATTGAATTGGATTCTATGCAAATTGCATATCGAGAACAACAAATTGCTTTGTTACAAAAGAATGTTGATTTGTATGTAGAACGCGAAAAACGATTTCAAACAAAATGGTATGATCATAAAGCAATTTGGTTTAGTGGAGGTATATTAACTACTATACTTACTAGCAAATTAATCATCGAAGTTGTAAAATAACAATGTCTCAGCCAAGTATAAAACAGATAATACAGCAACAGTACATGATGTGTGCTAAAGATCCTGTATTTTTTATGCGTAATTATTGTTATATTCAACATCCTAAACGAGGTAAAATTAAATTTAATTTATTTCCATTTCAGGAAGATTCATTATCTGAATTGCGAGATAACCGTTACAATGTTATTCTCAAGTCTCGTCAGTTAGGTATTTCAACTTTATCAGCTGGATTTGCTTTATGGAGCATGTTATTTGCAGAAGATTTTAACGTATTAGTTATTGCAACTACACAAGAAGTAGCTAAAAACTTAGTAACTAAAGTGCGGGTGATGCATGATAATTTACCAAGTTGGTTAAAAGGTACGGTAGAAGCTGACAATAAACTATCATTAAAATTTAAAAACGGCTCACAAATTAAAGCAGTATCGTCAGCAACCACAGGAGCACGTTCGGAAGCATTATCATTGCTTATAGTTGACGAGGCCGCATTTATTCGAAACATAGAAGAAATATGGATAGCATCCCAAGCTACATTATCAACAGGTGGTGGCGCTATAGTATTATCTACTCCAAATGGAGTTGGTAACTGGTTTCATCAAACGTGGGCTGATGCTGAATCTGGAATAAATGGTTTTCATACAATCAAATTGCATTGGCAAGTACATCCAGAACGAGATCAAGCGTGGCGCAATGAACAAACTCAATTACTAGGAGAACGTGGTGCCGCACAAGAATGTGATTGTGACTTCGTAAGTTCCGGCCATACTGTAGTAGATGGTCCATTACTTTTAGAATATGATACCCGTTGCGAAGAACCATTAGAACGTAGAGGTTTTGACGGAAACTATTGGGTATGGGAATATCCGGATTACGCAAAAGATTACACAGTAGTAGCTGACGTTGCACGAGGTGATGGCGCTGACTTTTCTACATTTCAAATATTTGATGTAGAATCAGTACGCCAAGTTGCAGAGTATAAAGGTAAGATTGCCCCAAATGATTTTGGTAACATGTTAGTAACAGTTGCAACAGAATGGAACAATGCATTACTTGCCATTGAAAATGCAAACATAGGCTGGGCAGCAATACAGCCAGCATTAGATAGAGGATATCAAAATTTACATTATACATATAAAGATGACGGATATACGGATGCGTCTGTACAATTGAAAAAAGGTTATGATATGAAAGATAAGAGCCAAATGGTTCCCGGAGTATCAACTACATCACGTACTAGACCATTGATGATATCTGCACTAGAAATGTATATGCGGCAAAAAACACCCGCTATTCGCAGCAAACGTCTCATACAAGAGTTGCTAGTATTCGTTTGGTTAAATGGTAAAGCTCAGGCACAACAAGGTTATAATGATGATTTAGTAATGGCATTTGCAATTACGTTGTGGCTACGAGATACGGCATTAAAATTACGTCAACAAGGAATTGATTTGAATAAACGTGCATTATCGCAATTTCAAAAAACAAATCCAGTTATATATACAGGCAAAATTAAACCTAACGATACGGGATGGAATTGGAATCCTGGTGATGGTGATCAAGATTTAACTTGGCTTATCTAAAAACGCCAAGGTTCTGTACATAGTTATATTTATATTAAAAAAGAAATATGGCGTCATTAAGAAAACGTTTACAAAATCTATTTAGTAACAATGTTATCGTACGTGCTTACGGAAAAGATCAACTACGCGTAGTAGATACAAATCGTTTGCAAAGTGTTGGTAATTTAGCTCAAAGCAAAGTAGCAGATAGATATACACGTCTACACGGATCGAATAAGCATCGTGTCGGCGGTATGGGTGGATATGATTCTAATTATTATATGCATCAAAATCGTATGCAATTGTATGCAGATTACGAAATGATGGATAAAGATCCAATAATATCTTCGGCATTAGATATATATTCTGACGAATCTACATTAGCAGATCAATTCGGAGATGTATTAACAATTCGTACTAACAATACTAGAATTCAAAAAATTCTTTACAATTTATTTTATGATATCTTAAACATAGAATTTAATTTATGGTCATGGATTCGTCAAATGACTAAATACGGCGATTTGTTTTTAAAACTAGATATTGCAGAAGGAATTGGTATTCTTAATGCACGTCCATATTCTAGTTATGAAATGGAACGTTGGGAAGAATACAACGAAGCTACCGGCGAATACGAAATTAAATTCAAAAACATAGCATCTGAACAATTAACGTATGATGTATATGAAATTGCACATTTCCGTATGTTATCCGATTCTAACTTTTTACCATATGGTAGATCCATGTTGGAAGGAGCACGTAAAGAATTTCAAAAATTAATGATGATGGAAGATGCGATGCTAATACATCGTATAATGAGAGCTCCAGAAAAACGTATTTTTAAAATTGATATTGGTAATATTCCGCCAAATGAAGTTGATAGCTTCATGGAAACCATCATCAATAAAATGAAAAAAATTCCACATATCGACCCGAACACCGGTAATTACAATTTGAAGTTTAATCTTAATAACATGTTAGAAGATTATTACTTGCCAGTAAGAGGGGGACAATCATCTACTACCATAGATACACTTCCTGGTATGACTTTTACTGGAATGGAAGATATTGAATACATCAAACATAAAATGATGGCTGCACTTAAAATACCTAAACCATTTTTAGGTTACGATGAAGGTGTAGAAGGAAAAACTACGTTAGCATCAATGGATATTCGTTTTGCAAGAACCATTGAACGTATTCAAAAAATTGTAGTGTCTGAATTAGCAAAAATAGCAATAGTGCATTTGTATTCGCAAGGATTTGAAGGCGAAGATTTAGTTGGATTTGAACTAGAATTAACAGCTCCATCTATAATTTACGATCAACAAAAAGTAGCATTAATGAATGAAAAAATTCAGTTAGCAAATGCTATGAAAGACAGTAAATTAGTATCAGATAAATACATATATGAATACATATTCAATATGGCTGAAGATCAATGGTTGCAAGAAAGAAGCAATGTTATTGAAGATCTTAAATTAAGATTCCGACAAAATCAAATCGAACAAGAAGGAAATGATCCAGCTGTAACGGGAGTATCATATGGTACGCCACACGATTTAGCAACCGTTCATATGTCAAGCAAAGAAGTAGAAGAAAAAGATAAAGGCGGCCGTCCACCAGAAGGAATTAAATCAGGACAACATCAAAATGCATTTGGTTGGGATCCTACCGGAAGAAAAGAATTAAAACAAGCATTTGACCCAGAAAATCAAAAAACTACATTTACTCCAGATCCGAGATTTAAAAGTAGACAGACAACCGTAGCTACGGAAAGTATATTAAAGAAAATGAAAACTAAATATGGTATTATTGCAGAAACGTATAATGCAAATGCAAATATAGATCCGGATTCGGGTACCATGTTGGACGAAAACAATATTTTATAAAATTAAACATATTTATTTAAAATTAAGGCAAACCCAACTATGAAGAAACTAAAACATTCAAAATACAAAAACACCGGTATTTTATTTGAAATGTTAGTTAGGAAATTAACTTCAGAAACGTTGTCATCTAATAAATCTGATACTATCGATATTATTAAAAATCATTTCGGACGTAATACTGAATTATCTAAAGAATTGCAATTATACAATTCATTGCTAAAAGAACAATTTCGAAGTGAAGCACAAGCATTAGATTACATAAGAACCGTTAAAGCTGCGCATTCTAAATTGAATCAAAGCGCACTAAAACGTCAACGATACAATCTAGTTAAAGAAATTTCTGAAAAATTTGTTTTTGAAAATATGTCTAAAATGCATATATCTAATTACAAAGTTTTAGCTTCAATCAACATGTTGTTTGAATTTGATGAAACGGATAATCCAAAACAAATCATGGAATGTAAAAACGTTATCATTGATAATGGAATAATTACGGAACGTGTTGCGCCACAAAAAGATCCTATCATCGAAAAATTTGAAAGTCAACCTAAAGAAATTCGTTTGTTAACGTATAAATTGTTAGTTGATAAATTCAATGAAAAATATTCTGGATTAGATGAATCTCAGAAAAAACTATTAAATAAATACGTAACCAACGTTAATGATACTGCTACATTGAAAGATTATG